GAACGTTTATCCTGATAGCCGCGGTACCGAGTGGACGGAGATATAGACAGGATTTAGGATTTAGGATTTAGGATTTAGGATTTAGGATTTAGGATTTAGGATTTAGGATTTAGGATTTAGGGAGATGATAAAATTATCTTTATAAATCAAATAGTAAAAAAAAGACCGAATACTTTTACAACCATTTAAAATCAATAGCTTAGATAATTTAGTGGCGACGTAATGGCGGTGAGTAACACCTTGTTAATTAGTGCACTTCGTTATAGCTATAACGTGTATTGATTTACTATACGAACATTATAATGGTTAACTGCTTCTAGCTCATAGCAATTTAAGATTGTAATTCCAAGCGAATATGTGCCATAAGTCTACTTTCAATTGTATGGACTGACTATGACAGAATATACAAGTAACCTCAAAGACTCGAATGTTTTGAGATGTTGATAGGTTATTCAATTCATCCGTAATTATAAGAGAATTTTCAAATTATTGGAGCTATAGGTAAGAAAATGAAGTATCTTTTGACGATTTTGTACGGGATGTTTTAGACTAACCTAAGGGTACGTTCGGCAGATAAGGGATAACGTTTTTTGTTCTTTTTTCTGTAAACTAGAGGATGACAAAATTAGATTATGATAGTACCAGTAAAAATAGACACTACTAGTTTGCTTACCATACTAAGTGTTATAGTCGCTGTATGGGCACTAATTACTCCAACAACTAGGCTACGCCTTCGTTTTTGTATGACTTGGTTAGATTGGTGTATCGTTGGAGCTATTTTCGTTTTCAGTAATTATTTGGTATTTGCACCGACCCTAATAGCGCTTGGCTGGTATTACAGCTTGGGGACGTGGAAATGGGGATTAGATAGTTCTAGCGTTGTATATCTACTGCTTCTTTCTGTCGCCACATACCTATATTTCCGATTAAAATCTCCGACACTTGCCCGAGGAAAAACAAAGGTCTTCCTTGAGCTTATTGAGAGTTTAAATCTTACAAAAAAATATGACGAATTGGCACTTTTGGTCGAACCTCAACTCAAGAAACTAATTTCCCTAGTTGATAAACCCCCTTTACTTGTGCAACTGATTGATAAAGTCTATCAACCCAGAATTGATAGGAATAGCCTTATACGTGGTGTAATACCTAGACAACATAATTCTTGGCGAAAAAATTTATATAACCGACTACAACCGTTAAGTAATTGGCTATCAAACCGAGATAAAGCAAGCGATTATGCTCGCGAAGTACTGTTAAATATTTTAACAACCCCTGAACTTACTAAGCATTTAGCACTGGCACACCCTCACCTATGTCTAAAATTCATTGAAGCTGACAACGTCATCAGAACAGATTTTGTTGATAAATTTATTTATGCATTACTAGATGCACCTGGTAGCCGTATTTATGTTGAACTCAAAAACAACCAAAACACTAATCGCGGAAGTCGCCTACTTATACCGGAAACTAACCGCTTAATTCACTTCTTTTTCGCTAATGCAGAATACGCGAGAAAACACGCTTTATACAGGTCCATTGGTGAAGTTTTGTTTTGGCGCTTAGACGAAGACAGCAAATTGGCCGAAAATCTTAATAAACCACTTGGATCTTATTATGAGATTAAAAGATTCAGTTGCCCAATTAGTTCAGGCATTACACTATTTGAAATTATGGTTCACGAGGGTATTCATCAAGGATTACAGGATCACCTATGGTTACATTATTTCGCATATTTTGCTGATAAAATTTTAAAGCAAATGGAAGTCCAGGATAATGAGAGTATTAATGAATGGCAGACACCCTTTCATTATCTTTTATGCCGATTATTTAGTATTGCTACAGATTGGGCTGAACAATGCCAATACATTAGGAGTGTTGATATTCCTAAGGAAACCATAGAGTCAGATAATTTCGATGGGCACTATATATCTAAAGAGGCTACGAAAGTACTTGGCGCTATGCTTGAACATGTCATTCCCAGCATGAAACTTTCAAAAAGTACAAAAATAGCTTTGCTTGAAATAGTTGTTCGTTGCTATATTAGAATTGAGGAAAATAAAATCCTTAACGACGTTGCTAGTTCGTTGTTGAAAAATTCAACCATGGGTGATTTAAATTCTACGAGTGCATCATATCGTCGGGAATTACAAAAAATATTTAATAAAATGGATACTCACTTACAAGGCAGTGCTAAGAATTTTGAACAACATATTGAGCAAGCAATTCTATTAAAAACTAATTGATTAGTTTAGTTAATATGTAAAAAGTGGGAGGAGGACCTTTTAATTCCTAGAATAAAAGAGTGCCGCAATAATGCTAAGAAGCAGTTTGACGACTTTAATTAATACACTTTACATAAATCGTTAGGTGATCTTTTCGAATCTAAAGGAGAAAAAATGTCTACAATATTTGCATTCGTGAAGTTTTTTGAACGTAAGGAATATGCAGAGGATTTTCTGAAGGGTAAGCTTTTCATGAATACTATCCGCTCATTCAAAGAATACAAAGATGATAATGGTGAATTACGTGGTGACGAATACGAAGGGATCATCGCTCTCTACCAACCTGAAAAATTGGGTGAATTGAAAATTGGTGGCACTACAATTCCAGCATCAGAACTTGCGGCACCAATCGTCCTTCATGGGGATGATTTGTTAAGTCACAATGTTTTTTGCATATACTCATTGAATAGTCGAGGATATAGTTCAGTTTCAGCTGAAACTTTATCTGATTTTAAGCGTACTCTTGAACTTCATGAGTCTTGTTTTGGATTGGGTAAATATTGTGTAGTAGTTTTAAATGCTTCAAAATTTATCGAACGCTGTCAAGCTGCCATTGTTAAAAACAACTTTAATGGCAAGCTTGGACTGGTCGATTACTTTAATGAGCATGAGTACCACGGAAATATGGCAGATGATAATCTTGGGTTTCAAAAAAGAGGTCTTTTCGCGCATCAGCGCGAGTACAGAGTGAAAATTGAAACTAATAATAAAAAACCTGGACCCTATGTGTTAGATGTTGGGGATTTAAGTGACATTGTTTCCATAATGACACCCAAAGAATTTAATGAGAAGTTGGAATTACAACTACCTGATGGTAGTCGTGTATAATATTTTATAAAAAAGAACATTTGACTATTGGTGTTCTTTTTATTTATTCCTTAGGTCCGGTCCTCATTTAAACCTACCTGTCAACTTACTTTATAACTGAAACCTTTTTAACATTGATATAGGCAAAAACTATTCAATACGCTGATATTCTATATAGAATTACTCAATATTACTACAACTAACCCTTTTGCTGTCACTTCGTTTATTAAACATTCAAACTCACCATCTTGACCAATAATCCGTAGCTTATTCCCTGGGCGCTTAGATACTTCGTAAACATCTAAAGTGCCATCTATATCTAAAAGCCATGAGCCATTTGATAACTCATTGACACCCATTGCAATCAGCCAGGATGATTTGCCACTACGCACAAAGTTCAAGCTTTTAAGATTGACGCCATCAGGGACAAATGACTTATCGATGTAGCAAAAACCATCATCATCTAGTTTTCCACCTATAAGTATTTTCTTATTGATCATCGGTATTTCTGGGACAAAAGCACTCTTGTGTGAAGAAATGCTCATTTCGCCAGTAGCCAGCCATTCAAGTGAAGCACCGGTATCTAATGCGCAGGTAATCACTACGTCGCCAGGGAAATATTCTCTTCTAACCCAGGTACTGATCGTTCCTGAAGAGATATTCAAATGCTCACCAAGCTCTTTTTGCGTTTTGAAACCATAGGCATCAATGATTCTGCTTAAAACCGCCCGTCCCCCTGAAGAAAGCATTTTCTTCAGTAGTACATGCCCAGAAGTTGAAGTGTCTTTTTTTGTGATTTTTAAGCTTTCATTTTTTGCAAATGCAAACTCACCGGTAACTAACCATTTCAAATCAGCCCCTGTGTCCAATGCGCATTTGATGATTGCATTACCAGGAACACTCTTGCGTTGAACCCAGGCACTTACATTATTTGAAGGAACATCCAGACAGCTGGCTAAAGCTCGTTGAGAAGTAACCCCATATGAAGAGGAAAGACGTTCAACTATGTGCGTAGCACTGTCTTTAGTTTCAGGCATAGAACCACCAAAATAAGCACGAAAGTGATTTACATGAGCACATTTGTGATCTAAAGTGAAAACACACCACATGTTACACAGTAGAACTCAAACTGCTCAAAGGGAGATTTTGCTTTATGTCTGACCAGAATGCAATTCAAGTGGCCATTGATAAGAAAGCCGTTTCTAAGGAACTATTAAACTCTGTAGTAACCCAGTTGCTACCGGCTTTAGAGTCAGCCCTGTCTGCAACTATCATCAACTCAATAAGTTTGCAACTGACTACCCTCGCTACGTCCCCGACAATCTCTAAGAAAGATTTTGCTGCAATTAACGGCATTAGCTCCGCAGTCCTCGAAAAGTGGATCGCGAATGGCGTCGTCCTGCTTGCACCTACGCCTTCAACCACAATCACCCAGCAACGCAAAAATAGAAAAACAGGTCAAATGCAAACTGTTGTCATGGAACGTCATGGCAATGCCCTGATCAATCTTGAGGCCTGGCGTGAGAAAAACCGTCAGCAAGCCATCAAGTGCCGCTACATAAATCGTTGAGTCAGATTATTCAAACTAGCAGGGACTAACAATGTTTGATTATCGCGTTTCCAAACACGCTCACTTTGACGATGCATGTAAGGCATTTGTGAATCGTCATAACCTTACCGAACTTGCCGCGCTGATGGGCACTAAACCCCAAATCCTGCGCAATAAGTTCAACCCTGAACAACCTCATAAGCTTACCTGTGAGGAAGTTCTTTTAATCACTGATTTGACTGAGGATGCCGCCCTTCTCGATGGCATGCTTGCACAGATAAACTGCCTGCCGTCAGTACCGGTCAATGAAATTGCTACTTCTAATCTTTCAACCTACGCACTACAGGCAACTGCCGCCGTAGGTTCTATTGCAGCTGATGCAGTGAAAGGTGGTGCGGTCAGTTCTCAGCGTCGGATGTCCTTACTCGAAGGTGTTAATGCCGGTATTCGTCATCTATCACTGATCGGTTTAGTTGTTCAAGGACGAGTACAGGCATCTCCAGCCCTGGCATCTGCAGTTGGTGCCATTGCAAGCGTCACAACAAATGGGCTGATGTGACTATGGCTGTTTCTATCACTCCATTTTTAAAACAGCAAAGTCCATCTCGCCACTTCGGCAATGGCTGCATCGAGTTGCCAAGTGGAAAGCGCTGGAACCCTTCAATGTCACAAGCCACTGCCCCGCAGGCCGTGAGAAATTCAAAACCGCTTTTAAAGCGTCTGTTTAGTTGAGGTGATTATGTCTTTAGTAAATGAAGAACATATTCAAATAGGCAAAAAACATCTTTCCAAAATTAAAGAGATGTTTGATTTCAGAAAGAATGTAGCGCAGGAAACATTTGATACTCAGCCGCTGCACATGCGTAGAACAATCTGTTTTCATGCTGGTTTATCTCGTCGCCATCTTGAGATGAAGTTTGCTGAATTAATGCCGACGGAAAGGCACCAAGTAGTTGCGGCGCTAAATTCTTTGCTTGGTTTAACTGAAGCACTGCCCAAATTTGTCAGTGATGATGACTGCAAGATAAATATTAAGCACTAACACGGATTTAAACTAATTGGCGTAAACCCGCCGGGCATTCTTTTGCCTAAAAACAGGAGTTTTATATGAATAATATTATTGAGAACACCCGTCAGAATACTGTTGGTTTGCCATTCAAGGGCATTGATTTAGCTTCGCCAGAACGTGATTACACCTCTGTTACTGATTTATCGTTGATGCTGGACACTGCTCGTAATGAAGAACGCGCTAATCGAGCGGTGGTATTTGCCGGCCGCCTGGAAGCGATTGCCAGTTTTATCCTCAAACGTGAAATGACAGGGATTGAAGCTGCAGAAGCACTACGCATTGAAGCTAACCGAATCCAAAGTGAAGCGGAGGCGTAACTATGGCTGATGTAATCGACACCGCCCAGGAGCGCGCTGATCTCGTCCTTTCCGCCCAAATCCAAGCCGCCCGCGCAACTGTTGTAGGCGTTTCCGCTATGTTCTGCATCGAGTGTAATCGTCCGATACTAGAGGAACGCCGTGCAGCTCTGCCAGGGGTTGAGCTTTGTGTCTACTGCAAAGAACTCGCTGAGTTGAACGCCAGACATTACAGAGGCAACAAGTGATCGTTTTCTCAGTGGCGTTACTAATCCTGGCCGGTATCAATGCTAGCTATCTGGTCATTGATATCAAAGACGGCATGTAATGCAGACCGGCCGCTTCACTCCGCAAATTAAAACGCCCGAAGCCTGGGCGTTTCCCTGGAACAAACCACGCCAGGCCGTTTCTGGCCTGGAAAGACCGCTTACCCGTGATGAATATGATCAGGGGCAAGCTGTTTTAATCAGAGTAAAAAACCTCTCTACCGACCTACGGGAAATTTTCACAGGTCGCCATGCGTATCTGCTGAAAACGCAGGGCATTCACGCCGCCAATAAATACCTGATTTATACCCTTGGTCGCAGCATCCTTCCCCGCGTCGAGGCGGTTAATGCGGCTCACGCAATGAATGTCAAAGCCTCCATGAAATTCATGTCTGAGGCAGACACCTATCACAGCCTGCCGAGTATGGGTGATAAACCGCTGCGGCGGTTCGCACAGGACATCGCCGGACAATTGAAAGAAATCTATGAAGAGCGTTGTGATCAGCTGCTTGCTCAATACAACGGGGATAGTTCGATTCTTTTTGAAAGTGATACCCAGTGCGAGCTGTATAGCGAAATCGCCGTTATGGCACAGGCTTTCAATGTCACGCCGATGTACTGGGCAAGGTATTGCAAAGACAAACTGGATGCCGTTTCAGCTATCGCTGCCATGTCGCGCCTGGTTAATCCGGACTGGTGGTTACGCCAGTTGAAAGGCCAGCGCACCCGCTGGCGTGAATCTTTGCTGATCGCCATTGGCAAAGTGAACCGCGACGCTTCCCCGTATGCCAGTAAGCAGGCTATCCGTGAAGTACGTGCGCGCCGTCTGTCGAATCTCGACTACCTGAAAAGTTGCGACCTGGAGAACATCGAAACCGGCGAGCGTTTCAGTCTGATCGACAAAGTGATGGCGAGTATTTCAAACCCTGAAATCCGCCGCATGGAGCTAATGAGCACTATTGCCGGCACAGAGAAATATGCTGCTGCAAATGGTGACGTCGGGATGTTCCTCACTATCACCACGCCGTCCAAATATCACCCGACCCGCATGGTTGGTAAAGGTGATAACAAGCGCGTTCAGCGAAATCATGCCTGGGACAAAGAAGCCTATACCCCGAAAGATGCGCAGCGTTATCTGTGCGGGATCTGGAGCAAAATGCGCACCGCGTTCAAGGATAGCGACCTGTCCGTTTATGGGATGCGCGTTGTAGAACCTCACCACGACGCGACGCCGCACTGGCACATGATGCTATTCACCAAGCCCGCCATGCGTCAGCCGGTGGTCGATATCATGCGCAAATACGCCATGAAAGAAGACGGCGACGAACGCGGTGCAGCAAAGAACCGCTTTGACTGTAAGCATCTGAACCGTGGCGGCGCGGCTGGCTACATCGCTAAATACATCGCAAAGAACATCGACGGTTACGCACTGGAAGGCGAGCGTGACCACGAAACCGGTGAGCTGCTGACAGATTCCGCTGCTGCTGTTACCGCCTGGGCTGCTACCTGGCGGATCCCTCAATTTCATCCTATCGGCCTGCCTACTATGGGTTCATACCGTGAGTGCCGCCGCATCCGTTCCACCAATCTGACTGAAACTTTTGACGAAGAAGTGGAAGCCGTCCGCGCTGCTGCTGATGCCGGTGATTTTATGGCGTACATGTCAGCCCAGGGCGGCGCAAATGTCCCACGCGACGATCAGACGGTGCGTGTAGCCCGCCGCGTTGCTGATGAGTTGAATGCCTACGATGAAGAAGTGAAAAAAGTTGTCGGTATTTTCGCGCCTCACCTCGGTGACGCCCGTGTTTATGAAACCCGTACAACTCAATGGCGCATCGTTTCTTCTGCCGTTGACGTTGAGATTTTGACGTCAAAAAGCGCCTCCGGCGCGCCTCGGAGTCCTGTCAATAACTGTGGGTTAGGTGAAAAGAAACAAGCCACAAATAGGCGCGATAGCCAGGCTGAAAGCGATGCTACAGGATCCACTTCATAC